GTAATCGGTTGAATGCATTATGTCCAACTGGTGTTGCGAAGTATGTCGTTTATCAAATCGAACGGGTTACAACGGAACATATTCAGGGCTATGTGCAGTTTACCAAGCAGATTCGATTTAAGCAAGTGAAATTGCAACTTGGAGAACGTGCTCATCTCGAAGTTGCTCGAGGGACTCCGGAAGAGGCATCTCAGTATTGCAAAAAGCCAGAGAGTCGAGTAAATGGTCCCTGGGAATTTGGTACTTTGCAAGGAGCAGATCAAGGGCGTCGGAATGATCTTGCTGAATTTGTTAAGGCTGCAGAAGCTGGAGTAACTGAAAAACAATTGATTGAAGATCATACTGAAGTATTGGCTAAGTATCCCCGATTCGTTGAACGAGTTCTTAAATTCCAAAAAGAAAAGGCTGTTCAAATTGCTGATTTTGAACCTAGACTATGGCAAATCGATCTTGTTCGAACTTTGTCAGAGGATCCAGATATGCGAAAGGTATTATGGTATGTCGATGCTATGGGAAACACAGGAAAGAGCTTTTTTGCTAGGCACTATCGAGAGAAAGAAACTTTTGTTATCACCGGGGGAAAGCATGCCGACATATATTTTGCCTACAACTATGAGCCAGTTGTTATCTTCGATTTCGCCCGAACAAAAGAAGAAGCAGTTCCTTGGGAAGTCATCGAGAATTTTAAGAACGGATATTTCCTATCGACGAAATATGAAGTTAAGCGAGTCAAGTTTAATGTTCCACATGTCGTATGTTTCTCGAATTTTGAGCCTGACAGGTCCAAGTTATCTAGTGATAGATGGAAAGTTGTTAACATTGTGAGTCAATTATAATAAAATCGGTTAGCCGCCAATCGATCTTAGCCAACCCATTTCGTCACCCCTCCTTGGAGGGGCCGGGGGTGGGCATTGTTGCTGGGGCTCCACGCAGTGGTCGCCCCTTAGGGGCGAAACAAATAGGCCGAAGGCCGTGGGCCCCCCGAATGGGGGATCGGCGTAGCCGGCACATAAGCAACAATGTTCATGTTTAATAAACTTTATTAAGCATCAGAATATTGGATTCTGTTAACGAATTCTAAGAGCATAAGGTCGTCTGCATACGCCTGAGTAACCAAATAGATTGCTCCTTTTTCAACATCTGCAATAGTAGCTCCAGTTCCTAGAAAGTGACATTTACGGTTTTTAAGCGATATAACTTTGCGTCCAGTCATTTGACCTTGGCAGTATGTCATTCCATTAGTGTTGTTGGTTGAGATATTTTCAGATCTATACAAGATAGAGTATCGGCCGCGAGTGTCGCTGTTCGCAAATGATTCGACTGCGGTGCTTTGACAGATAGAGAGATAAGAAGGAAGAGCTCCATTAGGAGAGCTATCGTAGACAATCATAAATGCAACTTTGTGATTGTTGTAGGTAGCGTTAGGACGATAGTGCCAGCCGATTTCAATATCATGATATTGAATGCGTCGTCCAACTCTTTCGCTAGAGCCATTTCCGTTAGGTATAGTGCTAAGAAGAATAACAGTTCCTGCAGCTTTCATGAGAGTGTTGAACTCCCCGTAGTCGTATTTCAGTTCGACTCTAGTCGGCGCTGGTGCAGTGGCGATAGTGCTGTAAACAGGGTACGAAACATACGATTTGCGAACCATTGCTTTAGCCATTTTGCGTCCGGCAGTTTGGTATTTGCCGCTGTATTTGCGCTTTAGAGTGCTTGCAGAGTAAGGAGGCATTAGATAAGAAAAGATAACGGATAATTTCTATTTATAGACAGCGGCAAGGGTCCAACACCCCACGTTGTTACACAAGACCCTTGGATTGGAGGTTAAAAGAAGTGCGGTATAGTATTACCCGCACTTCCAATCCCAATCCATGTCCGAACGTCCGTCCGAAGCTGTTGCTGTTGTATCCAACCAACGTGCGAAGAATTGGTGCTTTACGCTGAACAATCCAACGGAAGTCGATCGTAATCGGTTGAATGCATTATGTCCAACTGGTGTTGCGAAGTATGTCGTTTATCAAATCGAACGGGTTACAACGGAACATATTCAGGGCTATGTGCAGTTTACCAAGCAGATTCGATTTAA